TCGTAGATTGTTTATCTTCCTTGAAAATGCAATATCATCTGCTGCAAGAGATCAGATGTTTGAATTCAATGATGAAATCACAAGAACAAACTTTGTGAATATTGTTGAACCGTTCCTCCGTGATGTACAGGCAAAACGAGGAATCTTTGATTTCAGAGTTATCTGTGATGAAACAAATAACACTGCTGCAATCATAGATAATAATGAATTTGTCGCAGACATATTCATTAAACCTGCAAGATCCATTAACTTCATCGGTCTAACCTTCGTTGCTACACGAACAGGTGTATCATTCGAGGAAGTAGTCGGTTCTGTTTAACGAGGTAATTAAAAAAAATGGCAACCCAATTTAATAGACCACCTTTAAGAAGAATCACTGACTTTAAAAGTAAGTTAGTTGGTGGTGGTGCAAGACCGAATCTCTTTGAAGTCGAACTTGCTTTTCCAGAGGAAATCGCAATCGACAATGATGTAAAGGATAAGGCAAGATTCTTAGTTAAGGCAGCTGCATTACCTGCCTCTAACATCACTCCAATTGATGTTAACTTCAGAGGAAGAATCTTAAAAATAGCAGGTGATAGAACATTTGATACATGGACTATTACAGTTATCAACGATACTGATTTCTCAATTCGTTCTGCTTTTGAAAAGTGGATGAATTCAATCAATAGATTATCTGATGCAACTGGTGCAAATAATCCAGCAGACTATCAAGAAGATGCATATGTTCATCAACTTGATCGTGACGGATCAACACTTAGAAGTTACAGATTCTATGATGTCTTCCCAACAAATATAAGTCAGGTTGACTTATCTTATGAAACAGTTGACACAATAGAGGAGTTCACGGTAGAATTACAAGTACTATACTTTGAATCTATCAAAGGTGTCGGTGAAAATGCTGGAGGAGAGAGCATAAGTTAAAACTGATAAATAGTGCTATAATAAAAGAAATAAAATTATACGATGGCAAAACTCTTTGGATTCTCAATTGATGATTCGGAAAATACTCCCGATTCAGTAGTCTCACCCGTTCCTCGATCAAACGAGGACGGGGTTGACTATTTTGTGCAATCTGGTTTTTATGGTCAATATGTAGATATTGAAGGGGTATACCGTACAGAGTATGATTTAATCAAAAGATATCGTGAGATGGCACTTCATCCAGAATGTGATGGTGCGATTGAAGATGTTGTAAATGAAGGAATAGTTAGTGATTTATACGATTCTCCTGTAGAAATAGAATTATCAAATGTAAATGCAACTGATAAACTAAAAGATAAAATTAGAGAAGAGTTTACTCGTATTAAAGAAATGATGGACTTTGATAAAAAGTCTCACGAAATATTTAAGAATTGGTATGTAGATGGAAGATTATATTACATAAAAGTTATTGATACTAAGAGACCACAAGATGGTATTCAAGAGATCAGATACGTTGATCCAATGAAAATTAAGTTTGTCAGACAGGAAAAAAAGACAAACAATAAAGGAACACTCCCATTAGATCCTTTAGCAGAAGGTGGAATTAAAAAGGCATATTATCCAGAGATAGATGAGTATTACATCTATACACCTAAACCAAACTATCCTACATCAATGTATTCTACATCTGCAGGTGCTAGTGGTAAAGGTTCAATAAAAATAGCAAAAGATTCAGTTTGTCATGTAACCTCTGGTTTATTTGATCGCAATAAAGGAACTTGTTTATCTTACTTACATAAAGCAATCAAGGCACTTAATCAACTTCGTATGATTGAGGATAGTCTTGTAATTTATAGATTATCAAGAGCACCAGAAAGAAGAATATTTTATATTGATGTTGGTAATCTTCCAAAAGTAAAAGCAGAACAATACTTGAAAGAAGTAATGAGTCGTTATCGTAATAAGTTAGTTTACGATGCAAATACTGGTGAAGTTAGAGATGATCGTAAATTCATGTCTATGATGGAAGATTTCTGGCTACCAAGAAGAGAAGGTGGAAGAGGAACTGAAATCACAACATTACCTGGTGGACAGAACTTAGGTGAACTTACAGACATTGAATATTTCCAGAAGAAATTATATCGTGCATTAGGTGTTCCAGAATCAAGAATTGCAAGTGATGGTGGATTTAATTTAGGAAGATCATCAGAGATATTAAGAGATGAATTAAAGTTTGCAAAATTCGTAGGAAGACTTAGAAAAAGATTCGGAAATTTATTCAGCAATTTACTTAAAACACAATTAATTTTAAAGAATATAATTACACCAGAAGATTGGGATTCTTTAAGTGATCACATTCAATATGATTTCTTATATGATAATCAATTTGCTGAATTAAAAGAATCAGAATTGATGAATGAAAGACTTGGAACTCTAGCAACAATTGAACCATATATTGGTAAGTATTTTTCAAATCATTATGTTAGAACAAAAGTTCTTCGTCAGACAGATCAAGAGATTGAAGAGCAAGATGAATTAATCAAGAAAGAAATTGCGGATGGAACAATACCAGATCCTAATGCAGTTGATCCAATAACAGGTCAACCATTAGAAGGAGAAAATTTAGATTTAGGTCAAGTTCCAACAGATGAAGATCCTGATGATTCTGCAGGTAAATTAACCGATGCAGAATTTCAAAAAGATGTTAAGTCTGCAGAGATATAAATAGTCAAGATATCTTAACATAATATTAAATATGGATGAATTACTTGATATGATTGCAACCGATAAATCCGCAGCGGATATATCTGATTCGATCAAAGATACATTATATGCAAAGGCTGCTGAGAGGATTACTTCTCAACGACCAGATATTGCATCGCAATTATTTGATCCGTCTATTGCAGATACAGAAGTTTCTGATGAACCTGTGGAAGATTCTACAGAAGAGGAAGCATAAATAACACTATTAGGTTGATTATAAAAAATGGCATCTTTAAAGGTCGTACAAAAACTTGGTTCCGTAACAGGGAGTAATAGTAGGACAGTAGCATTAAAATCAGGTTACATCAGAGTAACACCTGTCGCAGATTCTTTCATTGAAGTTGGAACAGGTGCTGAAGCAGCCACTGATAGTAGTTTGTTTGTTGCTGCAGATACTTCAGTTATTTTCAAGGAAAAAGTTGCATCATCAAATGTTGTTGGTGTAACTACAGGAAATGCAACAACAACATTCACATTTCCATCTGGAATTGAATCACCCTTTGCTGTAGGTGATACTATTGAAGTTACTGGTGCAACTGGTTTTAATACCACATCTGCTTCAGTTACACAAATCATTCCAGCAAATTATGGAACATCAGGTTTTGAAAGTAGTCGATCTGGTAAAGTTGTTATTGGTGTTGGGTCAAGTGATAAAGCAACTGGGAACATTACTGGTGAACTTAGAAGAGTAGTATTAGTTGATGTTGCAACTGGTGGTTCTACTAAGACCCATATTACAGAAGTTCAAGTAGCAGGAGGTCACTAATGAAACTCATTACTGAAGAAGTAGCAAAAGTTAAATTTATCGTAGAAGGTAAAGGAGACAAAAAGAAAATGTTTATTGAAGGTGTATTCCTTCAAGGTGAAATTAAAAACCGTAATGGTAGAATGTATCCTATTAATACTCTTGCAAAAGAAGTTAGTAGATACAATGAAAGTTTCGTAAAAAATGGTAGAGCATTAGGTGAACTCGGACATCCTGATGGTCCTACTGTAAATCTTGATCGTGTATCTCATAAGATTACATCTCTCGTTCAAGAGGGAAATAATTTTAGAGGAAAGGCACAACTTCTTTCTACACCTATGGGTAAGATTGCACAAAATCTTATCGGTGAAGGTGTAACTCTTGGAGTATCTTCTCGTGGTGTTGGATCACTAAAAGAAGATCTTCGTGGATGCAAAGTTGTAGGTGAAGATTTCATGTTAGCAACTGCTGCTGATATCGTTGCCGATCCTTCTGCACCTGACGCATTTGTGTCTGGAATAATGGAAGGAAAAGAGTGGATTTGGGAAGGAGGAATTCTTCGTGAACAACTCGCAGAAAAAACACAAAAGAGAATCAATACTCTTGTAGATCAAAGAAAATTAGAGGAACAAAA